AAAATTACTACCGAACCACATATAGAATACGAATTACGAGATCATTTTAAATTTGAAGTTCCTGGGGCAAAGTTTATGCCTCAATATCGTAAGAGAAATTGGAACGGTGAGATACACTTATTTGACTTGAGGACAAAGAGACTTTACATAGGTCTTTTACATAGACTTGTCGAATTCTGTAGCAATTACAATTACACGTATGAGTTTGTAACAAACAAGTACTATGGTAAACCTTTTGAAGTAAATAAGGAGATTAGTCTAGAAGGAGTTAAGGATTATCTTGCTTCGATAACTGCTTTAACCCCAAGAAATTATCAGATTGAAGCAGTTCATGATGCATTAAAATATAACAGAAAGATTCTGTTAAGTCCCACTGCGTCAGGAAAAAGTCTGATGATTTACGCTGTCGTGAGATATCATGTGGATAAGAATCGAAAAATTCTTGTAGTCGTTCCAACGACCAGTCTAGTAGATCAATTAGTCTCTGACTTTCGGGATTATGGGTGGGATTCTGATTCATATTGTCACAAAATATATGCAGGGTGTGAAAAACAAACGGATCTTCCAGTAACTGTTACTACATGGCAATCTATATATAAACTTGAACGTAATTATTTTGAAGATTTTGATGTTGTCATTGGTGATGAGGCACACTTATTTAAAAGTAAATCTCTCATTACAATTATGAATCACCTTCATCATACTAAGTATAGGTATGGTTTTACAGGAACACTTGATGGAACACAGACACATAAGTGGGTGTTGGAAGGATTGTTTGGACCATGTTATAGAGTAACACGTACATCAGAGTTGATGGAAAAAGGACATGTATCGGATCTAGAGATTAGATGTCTTATCTTGAAGCATACTCCAAAAAAGTTTGATACTTATGAAGATGAGATACAATATCTAATAGGTAATGAGAAGAGAAATAAATTTATATTAAACCTTGCAAAAGGATTGGAAGGTAATACTTTGATTCTTTATAGTCGGGTTGCCACACATGGTGAACCTCTTTTTGAAAAGATAAATAGTTCAGTAAGTGAAGGACGAAAAGTATTTTTTGTCCATGGTGGAGTTGACTCTGAAGAAAGAGAAGAAGTTCGACGAATAACTGAGGATGAAAGTAATGCGATTATCGTAGCATCATATGGAACTTTCTCAACGGGAATTAACATTAGAAATCTTCATAATGTTATTTTTGCTAGTCCGTCTAAATCAAGAATCCGTAATTTACAATCGATCGGAAGAGTTTTAAGGAAAGGTAAAAATAAAACCAAAGCAACTCTATATGATATAGCAGACGACTGCACAATTAGAAGTTTAAAGAACTATACTCTAAATCACTTAATCGAAAGAATTAAAATCTATAATCAAGAAAATTTTAATTATGACATTATAAACATCGATTTAAAAGATTAATGGAAGAAGAATTTTATGCAACGATAAAACTAAAAAATACTGAGGAGATATTTTCTAAGGTATCACCTTCTGACGAAGGTGATAAAATATTTCTCATGTTATTAGATCCAGTTACAATTGATGAAATTATAATTAGAGGTCAAGCATGTTATAAAATAGATCCTTGGTTAAAAACATCATCATCAGATATGATTCTGATCAATATGGAAGATGTCTTAACAATTGTAGAATGTAATGATCATCATACAATTAAAATGTATAAGTCATTTTGTAGAAAATCAAAAGATGATCATCAAAAACATAATTTAAGCAGGAAAATGGGATATCTATCATCCGTAGATGATACCCGAAAGTACTTGGAGAAGTTATTCAAGAGTTAGCTAAAGCGTTCCTATCAACCTCAACAGAGATATTCTACACATGGTTTACACATTTGTCAAGCTGTGGTAGAATGAGTACATACTGAACTACTGGTAATAATGAAATGCCTAAAAGAAAACAATCGGAACATTATGTAAATAATAGAGATTTCCTAGATGCAATTGTAGAGTATAAAAAAGCACGTGAAGCAGCAGCAGAGGCAGGTGAACCAAGACCTAGGATCACAAATTATCTCGGTGAATGCTTTCTTAAGATTGCAACTCATTTATCATATAAACCAAACTTTGTCAATTACATCTTTAAGGATGATATGATCTCTGACGGGATAGAGAACTGTATTCAATATATTCATAATTTTAATCCAGAGAAATCTACAAATCCCTTTGCATATTTCACTCAGATTATCCATTATGCATTCTTGAGACGTATTCAGAAAGAGAAGAAGCAGTTAGATATTAAGAATAAGATTCTAGAAAAGACTGGGTATGATCAGGTGTTTGTTAATGACAATACTGTTGACAATTCCAATTATGCAGACTATAATAGTATCAAAGATGCTGTCTATTCTAAACTTAGAGGAATGGGTTCAAATAACGTATGAAGATTGCCCTCATCACAGATCAACACTTTGGAGCAAGAAAGAACTCAAAACTCTTTCATGATTATTTCCTAAAGTTTTACAATGATGTATTTTTCCCGACTCTGAAAGAGGAGGGAATCACTACGATTGTTGATATGGGTGATACTTTTGATAACAGAACTGGTATTAATTTTAGTTCACTTAAGTGGGCAAAAGATAATTACTATGATGTTTTGGAAAGTATGGGATGTAAAATTCATACTATCGTAGGAAATCATACTGCATTTTATAAAAACACTAATAATGTTAATGCAGTTGATCTTCTTCTTCGTGAATATAAAAATGTAGAAGTATATTCCGAACCTTCTGAGGTTACTATTGACGGTCTAAAATTAATGTTTATTCCGTGGATTAATAAGGAAAATGAGGAAACTACTTTCAAACTTCTTAAAAATACAGATAGCAAGATTGCGATGGGGCACCTTGAACTCAGAGGATTTGCTGCTAATAAACAGTGCATCATGGAGCATGGTCATGAGAGCAAGTTATTTGAGAAGTTCACCAAGGTCTTCTCTGGGCACTACCACACTAGATCGAATGATCGAAACATCCATTACACAGGAAACGCATACGAAATTTACTGGAACGATGTAAATGATGTACGTGGATTTACAATATTCGATACTGAAACCTTAGAGCATACTTTTGTCAATAATCCATATAGTATTTTCCATCACGTTTACTATGAGGATACCGATTATAAGACCTTTGACTTTTCAAAGTATCGGGATATGATTGTAAAAGTTATTGTTAGAAAGAAAACTAATAATAAAAACTTTGAGAAGTTTATTGATAAGTTTTACATCTCCAATGTTGCGGACTTGAAGATTGTAGAAAGTCAAGATTTTAATGGATGGTACTCTAAGGATCAGATAGAAGAAATAGAATCTGAGGATACTTTAAGTTTGTTAAATAAGTATATACAGGAATCTGAGATTGACTTAGATAAATCAGAATTATCTAAAATTATCAAAGAGGTGTATCAGGAAGCTTGCGAAATGATCTAGTATGTATATCGTAGTAATTGATGGAGAAGAAGATAGAGGTGCATATTCTGTAGCAGATGATAATGGTGAAAATGTTCTATACATCTGGGAAAATGACGATGATGTGGAACGTTTTATTATGATGCTAGAAGAAAGTGGTGCTCCAAAGATGAGATCTGTTGAAGTCGAAGAAGATTTATTATTTGAAACATGTAGTCAACATGGTTACATGTATGCTATTATTGGTAGTGATGAGTTAGTGGTTCCGCCCGAAGAGCATGATTTATTTTAAAAAAATTAGTTGGAAAAACTTTCTCTCAACTGGTAATCAATTTACCGAAGTCCAACTTGATGAATGTCAAAACAGTTTAATTATTGGAACGAATGGTGCAGGGAAGTCAACTATCCTTGATGCACTGACATTTGTTCTGTTTGGAAAATCTTTCCGTAAGATTAACAAACCGCAACTTATTAACTCTACAAATGAGAAAGATTGTGTTGTAGATATTAGTTTTAGAATTGGATCAGTAGACTGGAATATTGTTCGTGGTATTAAACCAAATATTTTTGAGATTTATAGAGATGGAAAACTTCTAGATCAAGCAGCATCTGCAAATGATCAGCAGAAATATCTTGAGCAAAGCATTCTCAAGATGAATTATAAATCATTCACTCAGATCGTAATACTTGGAAGTAGTAACTTTACACCATTTATGCAATTACCTGCTGCAGGTAGACGTGAAGTTATTGAGGATATTCTTGATATAAAAGTTTTTTCTACAATGAATAATATCATTAAAGATCAACTTAGGAGATATAGGGAAGATGTTAAAGTATTAAATCTAAAGAAAGAATCTTTTACTGATAAAGTTAGAATGCAAGAAAACTTTATTAATGAACTTGATAATCGTGGTAAGGATGTAATTAATAAGTATAACAATAAAATTTCTCAACTTAATAATGATATTGGGATTCTTAATAGAGACAATTCTATATTTGAAGAAGACGTGTTTCGTTATACGAAAGAACTTGAAAGTGTTCAAGATGCGAAAAGTAAAGTTCGTAAACTTGGAAACCTGAAGGGTAAAATCTCACAGAAAATGGATACCATTAAACGTGAGCAAAATTTCTTTTCGGATAATCTTACATGTCCTACGTGTGAGCAAACTATAGAAGAGTCTTTTCGTGTTAAAAGACTTAAAAATACTGATAATAAACTAAATGAATTGGAGAATGGATATGATCAACTTATTGAAACTATCAAGTCTGAAGAATTTCGGGAGACAATTTTTGACAACATTTCAAAATCTATTATGGAGTCCCAAAGTAAAATTAGTTCCAATAGTGCAAAGATCTCGTCACTACAAAGTCAAGTAACTAGTCTAAATTTTGAGATTAACACTTTAAATGATCAGTCAGCAAATAAGACTGAAGAAAAAGAAAAGTTAAACTCATATAAAGATAATCTTGAAACCGTATTTGATGATCTCAGTGAGAATAGAGATAAAATTATTAGACATGATTTTCTTCATGAACTTCT